GAAAATATTGTGTTCCTGTCCCGCGGCCCTGTCAGTTGACATGGTGCAGAACATCGAAGATCCCATATCTTCGAGCGAAATGGCGTTCGAGACGCCCGAGCCCTCTCCAATCCCTGGAGGGCTCGCACTAAGGGGTCGGACACCGGTGTGTCCGAGTGACGCCAGCAAGAGTTGCTGGTGTCACGGCTGCCGCACGATGGTCGTGCAGCAGTTTACCAGTGCCTGGGTCACCTTGATCAGTGACTTCGGCGCTCCACCGTCTGTTCAGAGGGGTTGCGAAAATTCAATTCGCGACTTCATCACAGCAGATGATGAGCTGACGTACTGGAAGCGAGCAAAGAATATAGTGTGCTTTTTTAAGGCGCTATATCTCAAGAACTCGGCTCCGGATGTCAAGGGGTATGTGTTCGGGGGGGCATGGAAGAAATGGGCTGTGTCCCGTATGGCTTTCAATCGCCGGAATACGAGCCTCTGGGCCTCTACTTTCAAGCTGAAGAATGCAGCCGCACGGCTCTCTGAGAGAGCTGCCGTGGCAACTATGCATCTGCATGCGAAGGGGGTCAGCCGTACGTTTGAAGGTGACGATCGGCTCGTGGAGGAGGCTGTGAGGACTTGTATGCCGCTTTTGGAGAAAGCGGCCAAGGCCATCGCAGATGACTTCTATGCGGGCAGGTGGGAGGATCCAACTGCGGCGTCTAACAGCGCTTGCTATGAATCTTCCCGCGCCGACTTTGGTCAGGTTGGACATTTCATGCGTCGGGTCTTCGGTGAGGACTCTCCGCTGGTTTGTCCTGGGCTGGGGTTTTGCGGCTTTGGGCCTCAAATCCTGAACGGGTCACACCCTGTGTCCGTTCCCAAGGAACATCAATCAGTTTTTGGACCGAAGGAATCGTCGGCCTACGACCATGATGTTTACCTGAGTCGCCTGGATTATGTTGAGAGGGAGGAGTCTCCGTGTGTGAAGAGCATACGGTTCTACGAGGAAATCACCGTTGATGGTGTTCGCTATAATAACTCGTGGTTTGAGACTTACTTTTTCCCCTCGAGCGAACGATTATGGATGAATGAGATCCAGATAGATGCTCTGATCGCGTGTGCACGCGACGAAGCGCTGGCCAAGGTTGCAGCCGTTCTCGAGCCCTTCAAGGTTCGTATCATCACCAAAGGCGAGGCGGCTCTGCAGTATGTATCAACAGCGTTTCAGCTGTCGGCGTTTCGGTTCAACCGGACTGTACCTTGCTTCCGTCTTGTGGGGGTGGCGCCGTCGACCCAGCATCTCATGGACCTGCGTGACAACGCGGAAGGTGTTGTCGAAGACCCGCATTGGGCGTCTTCCGACTTCTCAGGGGCAAGCGATGGCACGGCCGGGCGATTTCGTGATTGTATCATGGAGTGCTTGACGATGCACCTGCCTCTGCACATTCGTTCCTTGCTTTCAGCGTGTAACGGCGATCATATCGTGCGTTATCCGGGTGAACTTCTTTATCCAAGCATGAAGGAGCTCGGTACAATAACTCCGGTGCTTCAGACGCTG